GCGCATGGAGTTTCCAGAGCTAAAACAGAAGGCTATGGAGATGTGGAAGGAATGGAACCCAGACACATTGATCATTGAGAAGAAGGCCGCTGGCGCTCCGCTGATATATGAGCTTCGCATGATGGGCATCCCCTTGCAGGAGTTCACACCAAGCAAAGGAAACGATAAGATAGCGCGTGTAAACGCGATATCAGACCTGTTTGCATCTGGCGTGGTCTGGTGTCCTGAAACCCGCTGGGCTGATGAGTTGATGGAAGAACTCGCAGCCTTTCCTTATGGCGATAACGATGACTTGGTCGACTCGACCAGTCAGGCGCTGATTCGATACCGGCAGGGCGGGTTCATTGGAATAGATTCAGATGAGCAAGAAGAGGTCAGGTACTTCAAAGGCCGCAGAACCGAACGATATTACACAGTTTAAGGATTAAAAATGGCAACAAGTTCGATGGATAAAGGTTTGTACGCAGCCCCTCTGGGTTTGGAGCAAGAGATGGATGCTCCCATTGAGATTGAAATTGAAGACCCTGAGTCAATTTCCATTGGCATTGGCGACCTCCAAATCACTATGGAGCCAGCGGAAGAAACTTCCGACACCTTTGACGCAAACCTTGCGGAATACATGGATGATTCCGACATCGCAAGCTTGGCATCTGACCTGATTGACGACTTTGAAAAAGACACCCGCGACCGCAGAGATTGGATTCAAACCTACGTCGAAGGCTTGAAGCTTCTGGGTCTGCGCTATGAAGAGCGTACAGAACCTTGGCAAGGAGCCTGCGGGGTATTTCACCCAATGCTGACCGAGTCTGTTGTCAGGTTCCAGTCAGAAGGTATTACCGAAACATTCCCAGCGATGGGGCCGGTCAAGACCAAAATTATCGGCAAAGAGACTCCAGAGACCGAAGAAGCTGCGCAGCGCGTCCAAGAGGACATGAACTATCAGTTGACCGAGGTGATGACTGAGTACCGCCCAGAGCATGAAAAACTGCTGTGGTCTTTGCCCATCACCGGCTCGGCGTTCAAGAAGGTCTACTACGACCCATCAAAAGGCCGTCAGATGGCTGTGTTCATCCCCGCAGAGGACTTGGTTGTTCCTTATGGCGCACGGGATATTGAGTCTTCAGAGCGTGTTACCCACGTGATGCGCAAGACCAAGAACGAGGTTTTGAAGCTTCAAGAGTCAGGCTTCTACCTTGATGTTGATCTTGGCGACCCCGGCTATGAGCTTGATGATGTCGAGAAGCAGAAATCAGAAGAAAGCGGCATGTCTGCTATCCAAGATGACCGCTACCGCATCCTTGAAATGCACGTAGACATTGACCTTAAAGGCTTTGAGCATAAAAACAACAAGGGCGAAAAGACCGGCATTGCCTTGCCTTACGTCATTACAGTTGAGAAAAGCACCGCAGAAATTCTTTCAATAAGGAGAAATTGGTATGAGGGAGACGAACTTCACATCAAGCGACAGCACTTTGTCCACTACCAATACATCCCCGGTGATGGCTTCTATGGTTACGGTCTTATCCACCTTATCGGGGGCTACGCAAAATCTGCAACCATGCTCATCCGACAACTTGTTGATGCTGGCACGTTGTCTAACTTACCCGGAGGTCTTAAATCTCGCGGCCTGCGCATTAAAGGGGACGACACCCCCATCCAGCCCGGAGAGTTCCGAGACGTAGATGTACCAAGCGGTTCTATCCGCGACAATATCTTACCGCTACCTTACAAAGAACCAAGTCAGGTTCTGTTTGCCTTATTCCAAAACATCGTAGAAGAAGGCCGCTCTTTTGCCAACGGCGGGGACATGAATGTTTCCGACATGTCTGCGCAGGCTCCTGTAGGCACAACACTGGCAATTCTGGAAAGAACCCTGAAGGTCATGGGCGCAGTCCAGTCCCGTATGCACTTCTCAATGAAGCAAGAGTTCAAGCTCTTGAAGGTGATCATTGCCGACTACGCGCCGGAAGACTACGACTACGAACCAGAAGAGGGTAGCCGCGCCGCCCGTAGATCTGATTACGACAGCACGGACGTAATACCTGTCAGCGATCCCAATGCCTCCACAATGGCGCAGAAGATTGTCCAGTATCAGGCAGTTCTTCAGTTAGCTCAAGGTGCGCCCCAGTTGTATGACCTGCCCTTGTTGCACCGTCAGATGATTGAGGTTCTTGGGGTAAAGAACGCTCATAAGCTGGTCAAAACTGAAGATGACCAAGTGCCGACCGACCCTGTTCAGGAAAACCAAAACATCTTGACGGGCAAGTCGGTAAAGGCTTTTGTGGAGCAAAACCACGAAGCTCACATCCAAGTCCACATGATGGCAATGCAAGATCCCAAGATTGCCCAAATCATGGCCCAAAACCCACAAGCTCAGATGATGCAAGCGGCAATGCTTGCGCACATCAACGAACACACTGGGTTCCAGTACCGCCTTGAGATTGAAAAGCGCATGGGCATGGTCTTGCCGACAGAAGAGCAAACCAAGCAAGTTCCTCCAGAAATGGCGGACAACCTTGCAATCATGGCGGCAGAAGCAGCCAAACAACTGTTCCAGCAAAACAGCCAAGAAGCTCAGCAACAGCAGGCTCAGCAGCAAATGCAAGATCCTATCGTTCAGATGCAGATGCAAGAACTCCAGATCAAGCAGGGCGAGTTGCAGCTTAAGCAGCAAAAACAACAGATCGACGCAGCAGCAAAGGCTGACCAGATCCGTATTGAAGAAGCCCGTATTGCCGCGCAGAAAGAAATTGCAGCCATGCAGGTATCGGCAAAAGCTGCCGAGAGCAAGGATCGTTTAAACAAACAAATGGAATTGGACGGGTCTCGCTTAGGTGTGGACATCGCCAAACATCGCAGCCAAATGGCTGTGCAAGCCGCGCAAAGAACTGCGCAACAACTTCCTAACAAACCCAAGAAAGGTTAATTATGGATGCAACTCGTGTATTGCAGCACGTGCGAAAAGAGCTTGAAACCATCCGCAATGAGCAGGTGGAATTTTTAGCCAGTGGAAGAGTGACTGATTTTGCCGAGTATCGGCACGTTTGCGGGGTGATTCGAGGTCTTGGTCACGCAGATGGTTTTATATCCGACCTTGCGAAAAAAATGGAGTACTCCGATGACTGAATTTGATGTTGAGGCGGTTGATCTGTCTGGCATTTTGAACACAACTGCTGAACAAAAGGCCAAACAACTACCTGACCCGACGGGTTTTATGCTGCTTACCGTTGTCCCAGAGGCGATGGAAGAGTACGCAGACAGCGACATTGGGATTGTCAAGTCCACCCAAGCGATCTGGAAAGAAGAGATTCTGACCCCTGTGCTTTTTGTTGTAAAGCTTGGCCCAGAGGCTTACAAGGACGCAACTAGGTTCCCATCAGGGCCACGTTGCAAGGTTGGTGACTTTGTCATCGTCCGACCCAATTCAGGAACCCGCCTGAAGATTCATGGTCGTGAATTCCGTCTCATTAACGATGACTCGGTTGAAGCGGTTGTGGAAGACCCCCGTGGCATTACACGTGCAGCATAAGGAGTAATACATGGCAACACAAATTGACAAAGATACGTACGAGTTTCCTGACGAAAAGGAAACTAAAGCCTCAGAGGAAAAGTTTGAGATAGAGATTGAAGACGACACCCCAGAGGTCGACCGAGGCCGCAAAAGCGCCCCCATAAATGAGCCTGAAGATGAAGAACTGACCCAGTACAGCAAGGATGTACAAGATCGCGTCGGGAAACTCAAGCGCGGCTACCATGACGAACGCAGAGCAAAAGAAAAGGCTGAGCGCGAGCGTATAGCGGCAGAAGAGTTTGCGGCTCAGGTGTATGAGGAAAACAAGCGTTTAAAAGGACAGCTCAAGTCCGGCAGCGAAGTTTTCATTGAGCAAAACAAATCTACAGCCCAGATGGCTCTGGACGCAGCCAAGAAGCGCTACAAAGAAGCCTATGAATCTGGCGACTCTGACGGCGTGGCTGATGCTCAAATGGAGATCACCAAAGCGACTCTCAGGATCGACCGGGCAGAGCAAATGCGCCCAATTGACGAGCCTGAAACGTTTAGACCTCCCGCTCAGGAAGCCACACAAAAGATGTCGCCAAGAACCCAGAAGTGGGTTGAGGACAATTCTTCGTGGTTTGGCGCAGACGAAGAAATGACGATGGCGGCTATGGGCCTTGACAGGAAACTGAAAAAGGAATATGGTGACGACTATGCGGGTACTGAAGAGTACTTCCAAACCATCGACAAAACGATGCGCAAAAGATTTCCTGAGAACTTTGAGTCTCAGCGCCATGAGGATGATGACACCTCCAATACGTCATCAGAATCGGATGAGGGTACACCTCGCCGCGCCAAACCAGCTTCTGTTGTAGCTCCTGCTACTCGAAGCACCCCTCCAAATCGCGTAAAACTATCAGCATCTCAAGCCGCCATTGCGCGTCGGCTTAATGTGCCTATGGAAGAGTATGCGAAAGCGGTAGCAAATTTAAGAAGGAATGCATAACATGGATCAAGTACAAGTGTCTGACAAGACAAATCGCAAGCCCCGTGAGCTTGAAGGCCGTCAAGAGATGCAACGACCAACGTCGTGGCGTTTACCCGATGCCCTTCCTTCTCCTGAAGATCGAGCCGGTTGGTCGCATCGCTGGATTAGAACAAGCACATTGGGAACAAGTGATCCATCAAACATTTCATCTAAATTCAGAGAAGGATACGAACCCTGCAAAGCAGAAGAGTATCCAGAGCTAATGATGCATGCTTCTACGGAAGGTCGCTTCAAAGGCAACATTGAAGTTGGTGGGTTGATTCTCTGTCGTATTCCGGCTGAGTTTATGGATCAACGGGAAGCACATTTTTCCCGCCAAAACAAAGCGCAGATGGAATCGGTAGATAACACCTACATGAAAGACAACGATCCACGTATGTCGAAATTTGCAGAAAGATCGACAAAAGTGACATTCGGCCCCGGTTCTTAATTTTTTTTAAAAGGAGTCTTAAATGGCTTATCCAGTGATTGACGCTCCATACGGACTGTTGGCACAAAACTTGATTGGTGGTCAAGTATTTGCGGGTTCTACTCGCTTTTACCCCATCCAGTACGGTTATGCGACTGACATCTTCTATGGTGATTTTGTTGTTTTATCCCGTGGCTTTGCCACCCGCGCCTCAGTTACTACCGGCACTGGTTTGAACCAGACCGTTGGTATTTTCTTGGGTTGCACATTCACTAACCCTGTAACTAAGCAGAAGCAATTCAGCCAATACTGGCCCGCAAGCACCGCCGCTGGCGACTGCGAAGCCTATGTGTTGGACGATCCCGATGCTGTGTTCAAAGCTGTTGTTTGTTCTTCTGGTACTACCGTTGCTTCTGGCGCTTTGGCGATGATTGGCACTAACGTGTCAGCTATCAACAACACCGGCAACACCAGCACCGGAAATTCCAAAAACGCAGTTTTGGCTCCCTCTGACACTCCTGTCACCACCACTCTGCCTTTGCGCGTGATTGGTGTTGTTCCTGACACGGCAGTTGATTTGGGTACAGTTACTTACAGTTCGGGTACTACTACCCTGACCGTCAGTGCTTTGCCTTTTGCCTTGCCAGTCGGTACAGACGTTGGTGTGGTGACCACAAACGGTCAAATTGCCGCCACAGGTTCTTTTGTTGATACCGCAGCCGCAGCAGGCGCAACTTCTGTTGTGCTGAACCAAGCCGCCACATTCACATTGAACTCTGGTGTTTACACATCGACTGTGGTTTTCACTCAGTACCCTGAAGTCTTGGTTAAGTTGAACCAAGGTTTGCATGGTTACTATTCCGCCACTGGCGCATAAGGAGTTACTTAAATGGCTATTTCACGCGCACAACTACTCAAAGAACTCTTACCCGGCTTGAATGCCTTGTTTGGTATGGAGTATGCTCGTTACGGCGAGGAACATAAAGAGATTTATGAAACCGAAACCTCAGAGCGTTCTTTTGAAGAAGAGACCAAGTTGTCTGGCTTCTCAGCCGCACCTGTCAAGAACGAAGGCTCAGCCATCGCTTATGACAATGCGCAAGAGGCATGGACTACACGCTACAACCACGAAACCATTGCTTTGGGTTTCTCAATCACTGAAGAGGCGATTGAAGATAACTTGTACGACAGCTTGTCTGCTCGTTACACCAAAGGTCTGGCTCGTGCTATGGCTTACACCAAGCAGGTCAAAGCTGCTGCTATTCTGAACAACGGTTTCTCTGCCGCCTATCCCGGTGGCGACGGCGTTGCTTTGTTTAGCACTGCTCACCCCTTGGTTTCTGGT